CATGTCAAACAGAAATTTAAATGGGTCAATTGCCCTAACAAAACTACCACAATCCATCATCATCGAGAAGCAGGGTAAATCAGGGCTTATCCGAGGGATTTTCTTGCCTATCGATGGAAATAACCTAACAGAAAAAGATGGAGCTGTTTATATGGATGTTAGGGTGACCGTTCGTGAAGAAGCGGACCAATACGGGCAGAATGGCTTCATTAGTAAAGGTATCCCTTCAGAGGTGTACAAAACATTAAAAGACAGTCCAGATGCCTTGAAGGCGGCTCAACCAATTCTTGGCAACATCAAGGATTTCTCAGCTGCAGCGAACACGGTGCCAGTTGCGACAGTGAGCGACGACGACGATTTGCCGTTCTAAAACCATGGCAAGGCGGTGATTGCGGAAGGCAATCCCTTTCACCGCCTTTTTTTTATCAACTCTAACAAAGACTAATACATGAAAACCGTTTGGATTTTTTGTACGGCATCACATATGGAGGTGTCGGCATGAAAGTTATTAATTTTAAACTACGTCCTTACCAAGAGGACTTTGTAAATAACCTTGCCCGCGGACTTCGAGACCATAGACGAGTGATTGCATGTGCCGCAACGGGTAGTGGAAAGACGAAGATGTTCATCGAGGTGGCGCGTCGTTCCATACAAAACGGACGTGCGGTTGTAATCATCTCAGAAACCACCAAGATATTCGACCAAATTATCAATGAAGCTGGTGGCATCGAAATTGCCAATGGGAAGAAGCATGTTCATATACGTGGCGGCGAGCTTTACATCGCTATGGCGCAAACCCTCACTAGGCGCCCGTTGATAATCCAACAACTTGCTGCGCTCGAATTCCCTCCGCTTATCATTGTGGACGAGGCGCATATCGGAACACCCAGTAACATCATGCGTGAACTTATATCCGCTTCCAATCCATACATCCTGGGCTTTACTGCTACACCTGACGCGCGAGTGGCAAAACACCTGCCGGAACTATATAACTCATGCGTGGTTTGTTGCCAGGTTGATGAATTGATTCAACAGGGATTCCTCTGTAGCTACCAACACCTCGCTAGGACAAAAGCGGATACTGATATCCTCGAAATGCGAAATGGAGAATTTACCGAAGCATCCCAACAAGCGGCATTCGGCACATCAGCAGTATACGATGGAATTCTTGACGATCTGCGTACAACTCCATTTTCCAAGTGTATGATTTTCGTCGCGTCTATTAAGCACGCAAGTGAAATGAATGCGCGGTTGAAAGAGGAGGGGTTTGCGTCTGTAGAGTATCACTCACAACTTGAAAACGCATCTTACGAGCTAGCTAAATTCACCGAACTAAACCTCGCCAATATTTGTGTCAGCGTAGCGTCTCTCACAAAAGGGTTCGACTGTCCGCAAGTGGACCTTGTTATCCTCAACCGTGCGACAACATCCCTTCCCTTGTATTTGCAAATGATAGGCCGTGGTTCGCGTCCGGTTTGGTCATCAAATGGCATTCGCGAAAAGACACATTTTAGAGTTTTGGATTATGGTGGTAATTGGGAGCGTCATGGACTATACTTTGAGGATAGAGAGTGGGACAAGATGTGGGAAACCACCAAGCGCGCAAAGAAGGGCGAGGGTATTGGTACTGTCTCTCTTTGCGAAAACTGCGAATCGATCATTTCAGCATCTCAAAGGATATGCCCGTGGTGCGGACACGAGCGACCGCTAGCAGAAAAAGAATTGGAACAGGGCGAACTGATAGAGGTGACATCGCATTACACACGATTGGTGGGACGCAAGATAAGCGAACTCACACCAAGCGAGCTTGCGGTATATGCAAAGATAAAAAAGAAACAGCCTTTTGCTGCCCGTGTCGCACGCGCCCAAGAGCAGTTGCGCAAAGGTTTCCTCGAGGCATTTACTGCTGCAATGGGATACAGACCAGGTTGGGCCGATCACCAGCGTAAAATGATTGGAGCGTCGAGAGTAGAATTTGAAGATATAACATTAGTATAAAATGGCAATTGAGTTAGCAAGAGTATGGGCGGAAATTACGCCATTATTGAAAGATGGTATATCGTTAATCCCCGTTCGAGATAAGCCTGAAGGTGAGAAAAAGGAGAAGACTCCATATGGGGCTTCGTGGAAGCAGTTTCAATCGCGTGTGGCTACAGAAGGGGAATTGTATAGCTCAATGGAGTATTACGATACAACAGCTGTGGCAATTGTTGCGGGCGCAGTATCAGGTAATTTGGAGTGTATTGACGTTGATACCAAGTATTTCCCCGGGTTCGATGCAATACTGTTTTCTGATCTTGCTAAATTTTACCCGCAGCTTTACGCCCGCCTTAGAATTCATAAGACGCCGAGCGGTGGATACCACATCTTATACCGGATTGTTGGAGGAGCGCCCGACGGGAACAAGCATCTAGCAAAGCGGTATGCTACTGAGCAGGAGCTTCTCGAACAGCAGCAACGAGGAATAGCTAAGCCTTCAAAGACTGTTTGCTTTGTAGAAACAAGAGGAGAAGGTGGATTTTTTCTATGCCCGCCAAGTATGGGATATTCTGTTCACCAAAATATGCCTATACCTATATTGACATGGGAGGAAAGATGCTCACTTATCAACCTATGTAAAAGTTATGATGAGGTCGTTCGTGTGGCTCCATCTCCGAAACCGACCCAAGCACAAGAAAGTATATACACAACAAATCCGTTTGAGGACTACAACCATAAATGTGATCCTACGGAGCTCATGGAAGCGCAAGGATGGAAATTTTTTAATGAGAACAGTACTTATATTCGATATACGAGGCCCGGCAAGGATAGTGGTGTATCAGCAACTTTTCATAGGGAAGGCCGCGTTTTCTATTTGTTTACAACATCAACCGATTTAGAAGAAAAGCGTGGCTACAATCCTGCGACATTATACGCGGAGTTTTATCACGGAGGTGATAAATCAAAAGCATTCCGGGCTTTAGTTCAGCTAGGATATGGACAAGTTAAGAAACAATTCGAGCAATCGCATATTAAAAAGGCCGTAATAAACGGGAATGCGGACGTACCAAACAATTTCTCTGCAGAAGCAAAGGAGCAGTTTCGAGAGTTGCAAGATCAGTTCAAGCAGGCTCATCCTTATGGAACTTTCTGGATAATCGAAGATGATAAATACACCATTTCTAGAGAGGATTTTTTAACGGTTGCCCGTAACATAGGATTTCGTCACTACAATGGATCTGTGGTGCAAATAAACCAACGCTTTATTGAGCGGGTCACCTTGATAGACTTTTTCGACACGATGAAGGCGTACATTCAAGAAGAGGAGGTCGAAACGTACACGAAAATCTGTAACGCGTTCGAAAAGTTTGTCCAAGCAAGCGGAAAGTTCATCGCGGAATCCAGATTGGATAAATTTGACGATACTGAGTGTATTGCTGATAGCGCTGATGTGTGCTACAAGTTTTATAACAATACTGCTGTTCGCGTTACAGCTGATGCCATCGTCCCAGTAGCGTATGATGATCTTGAAGGTTACATATGGTCTGATAAAATGCTATCAAGGGATTTTTTAGGTCCAGAGGTTGTCGCGTCTTCTCTATATGAATCTTTTTTAAAAAATGCTACTGGCGTTGAGAATGGGAATGTGAAAGATTCTGTGAGAAATATCATAGGGTATCTTACACATGATTTTAAGTCAGAATCAGCTGGTTATGTAGTCGTGATGCAGGAGATGGTATCGGACCCAAAATTAGGCGGTGGATCTGGAAAGAACATTTTTGGCAATCTTCTCCGTAATATGACAACAGTATGTACCGTTCCCGGATCTTCGGTACAATTCAATGAGAAGTTCCTACAAGCTTGGAATTACCAACGCATATACTTTCTCGCAGATATCCCAAAGAGGATTGACTGGATGTTCCTTAAAGAACAGGCTACAGGTTTTGGGCTTTTAAAAAAGTTGTACAGGAACGAGGAGGAAATTGCACCTGAGCTTATGCCTAAGATCCTAATTAATACAAACTACAGTTTCGAGGATTCTGATGGTGGTCTTAAGCGCAGGATTAGAGTTGTTGAGTTCACAGATTATTACACAAAACATGGTGGGGTTGATGGGGTTCACGCTAAATTATTTCCTACAGGAAGCACCAAAGGAGATTGGACCGATCAGGACTGGAAGGGTTTTGATGATTTTGTTCTCAATTGTATTCAATACAATCTGACACAAGGAGGAAAACTTCAACAGACAGACTTATCGCAGATAGGTTGGGAGAAAAAGTTTACCAATCAGTTTGGGGACAAAACACTTGAATTTCTTATGGATAATATGTCATCGTGGACGCTATCTGACCACGTTGAAGTAAAGAATTTTCAACGCGCTTATGATGATTACGTTGCTGGTGACCTCAAAGAAAAGTATAAGCTCACGCAGCAGTCCCTGAACAAGGCGGTAAGGGAGTTTTGCGAAAGGTACGGGATTAATTTCGAGCAATCTCAAGTAAAATCTATTCCTAATCAAGGATCAAAAAGGGTGCATATTTTCACAGGATCGTTTGAAGGTGCTGTTCGAGAAGATGAGTTTCCATTTTAAGTAAAAAAATATGATACTGATAGTCAGTGCGTTGTGTGGTAAAATTCACTTTCTGTTAATAAAAGTTTAAAAAGTTTGAAAAGTTTACTATGTTTGTATTGTTGTTGCTGAGGGAAGTAACAAAGGAGCGGCTTATGGGAGGCAACCCACAAGCCGCGATGTAATAAAACTCTAACAAAGAATTAATACGATGCAAATTAACAAAGAATTAATCAAAATTCCTGATGCGATCGTTAAAATGGCACATCAGGTGGATTCTAGGCTTACCTTAGAGGAAGTTTCGGAAATACACACCGAATACTTAATGGATCATAAGACGACTATCTGTCCTCATTGTGAAATGGCGCTGGTAGAAAGTGAACTTCAGTGGGCTGTAACCAGATCCGAATCGGTGGATGACCCGTCGGAGGGGGAGACTGTGTGCTGCTACTGCTCTCGACCAGTATCGCCGAGCGATCTCATGCGACCTGAATTTGATCACTGGCTAAAGCTTACCGCGTAGACTATGGGAATGAGGGCTTGTGATAGAATTCCTCAAGGAGGATATATCAAACGATTCTACGACGCTACAAATGACGATACCGAACTCGATCGCGTAACTAGAAAATACAACGAACTCAAAGAAGATTCACGAAAAGAATGCTATGATGTTCAGCCGGATGTATTTATCGTCGTAGGTGGCTTTATTTTATGGTTGTCGATTATGTTTATAGTGGTGATCGGAGTTTATTTAATTCACGTATATTTCCCTGGACTGTTAAAATAGCGCTTAATGAACACACAAATATTAAATGAAAACGGACTTTGGATCGTCTCTTTAGATGCAGAGGGAGAATATATTACCGACGGTCGTAAGTTCGTTAAACTTCCTAGATCACCCTGAATGGTTGAAGACGTATGAATACTTTTATTCGTTGAATTCGCAATTCGAATAGATGAAGCTCCGTAAATCGGGGCTTTTTTTGTTTGCATTACAAAAAAAATTACAACAATTACAAGTGTATTACAGAAAACGTTGTAATGTAAAAACGCCCTTCACTGTGTCGTAGACGCGTATTTTTTTATAGATTACAGAAATTACAGCTTTTTTTACTAAAACTTTTTAAAATTTATATTGTGCATATAGTACATACATTTATGCAATCGATTGCATAAAACGCAATCGTAAAATGCACATTTACCTTTTATAGAAGTTCTGAAAAATAGGGGTGTTTTCTGTAATAATTTTCAAAAACGGCTCTCACACCCACAAGAACGCCCTTTTCTTGTTGTAATTTTCTGTAATTGAAAAAACGTTTTCTGTAATAATTCATGCCCACTCTACACAAATTGTCACAATAGTATCATAAAACATACAGAATATGATATGTCGTGATATATTTGTAAATTTATACGTGTGTTCTTAAGCAGGGGTATGTCGAGCGCAAGTTCGTAGACCTCTGCTTTCTTAACCGATGGCAATGACTGAATTACAATTACAAGCAAAAATATTCCAAGATATGTGGAACAAATATCCTTCTACACGGAGGAAATTCTTCCATGTGTCGAACGAACTTCCTACTGACGTTGATTACGTATTGTCTCAAGTAGAAAGACACGTAGGTGATGCAAGATGGTTCACGATACTGCGCGATAGCATCCGTAAAAGGATTCAAATGTTCTTGTCCCGTAGAAAAGCAAGCGGTGTCGTACCTGGTATTCCTGATATGATCCTTATTCACCATGGTCGTTGCTACGGATTCGAACTAAAAACTGAAACCGGGACGGTGTCACAAGCACAAAACGAGGTGCACACAATATGGAGAGAAGATGGAACTCCGGTTTACCTGATCCGTACGGTAGAGGAATTCTTCACGATCATTCAAACAATCCTTGGTAAAGCAGAAAGGAGTGCAGCATGATCGCGTCTTCGACGTTGCAGGCATATCTTGGGGAATATCACCCATCCGTTCTGGAGGATGTTTTGCTCCGTTTGCATTCTTTCCCGGTACAGGAGCAACACTTCCTTTCTTTTCTCGAAATGGCAGAGGGAGAACCATGGCAACAAAAACTTACAGTAATCGCTTGCGCATTGATCCACTGTTCACCTGAAACAATTTACAGCAAATGTGATGTAAGAAGGAATGCAGGAGTAACAACAACTCTTTCCCGAGTGATGGGAATATCACAGCAGGCAATTTCAAAGAAGGTTGATCAAGCACGTCACTATTATCTAAACGTGCGTACGTTCCGCGATAACGTAGATAGAATAGTAAAGGAGGTGAGGGGTGAGTAAATTGACGGATAAGCAAGAGCAGTTCTGTCAACAATATCTAATTGATCTGAACGCTACGCAGGCCGCAATAAGGGCTGGTTATAGTGAGAGGACGGCGAATGAACAAGGAGCTCGACTGTTAGCAAAAGTTAGTATCCAAGCTCGCTTAAAAGAACTTCAATCCGCAAGACAAGAAAGAGTGCAGGTAACTCAAGATTATGTTTTGAAAACCATTGTTGATACGATCGAGCGATGCAAGCAGGCAGAGCCAGTTATGATCAAAGAAGATGGTGAATGGGTTGAGTCAGGAGAGTACAAATTTGACGCTACAAGTGTTTTGAAAGGTTCTGAACTCCTTGGAAAGCATTTAGCAATGTGGACCGATAAAACGAAGATTGAAGGCGAAATGAATCTCAATACAACTCTACATGAGAAAGTGTCTCCTGAACGAGCCAAAGAGCTACTTGAACAGTTTTCAAAAGGTAATTTCAATGAATAACAAGGTGCCGTATGACTAAAGCGCAATTACTTGCTTTGTGGTGTAAATCGTCAACAATGAACTTTACACAGTACTTCTTCCAGAAACAATACGGAAGAAGTTTTGTCGTTGGTGACCACCATACAAGAATTGCTCAAGCATTGGATGATGTATTGATGGGGCGAATAACTAGGCTTATTATTAATATTGCTCCGCGATACGGGAAAACTGAACTAGCAGTAAAGAATTTCATTGCAGAGGGTTTGGCGATAAATCCTTCAGCAAAATTTATCCACCTTTCATATTCGGACGATCTTGCTTTGGATAATTCCGAAGCTGTTAAAGATTTGGTGACTAGTGATGCATATCAGCAATTATTTCCAGATGTTCAACTGAAAGCTAGTGCTAAAGCCAAAAACAAATGGTACACCACGGAAGGGGGCGGAGTGTATGCTCGTGCCGCCGGTGGTCAGGTTACTGGTTTTGGTGCCGGTCAGGTTGATAAAACAGAAGCGGACCTCATGCAACATGACGATGAACTATCATTGGATGAAATGCTTGCCCTTGGCGGTGAGACCACATTTGCCGGAGCTTTGATCATTGATGACCCTATCAAACCGGATGATGCGGATAGTGATACAGTTCGTGAGCGAGTGAACAATCGTTTCGACTCAACCATTATTAACCGTATCAATTCTCGTAATACGCCTATTATCATCATTATGCAGCGTTTGCATGAGAACGATCTATGCGGTCATGTATTGGCTAATTATCCAGGAGAATGGACCGTACTTAGCTTGCCTTGCATTATTGTTGAAGATGGTCAATCACTAGAAGAGGGGCGCGCACTTTGGGAATTCAAGCATACGTTGAATGAACTTCTTAAAATGAACGACGTAAACCCTATCAACTTCGGTAGGCAGTACATGCAGAATCCACAACCACGAGAAGGTTTGCTTTACGGCACATTCAAAGAATACCATCAAGTTCCACCATCGACCACGGTCCGAAGGAAAGCGTATGTAGATACTGCTGATACCGGAAAGGATTATCTATGCAGTATAACTTATATCGAAACGGAAGCTGGAATATTCGTCACCGACGTGTTGTACACGCAGGATCCAATGGAGATTACCGAGCCTGAGACAGCGCGTCAATTAGCGCTTCAGCAGGTGGAGTATGCAAAAATCGAATCGAATAACGGTGGCCGTGGATTTGCCCGTAATGTAGAAGCTCATTTGGTAACACTACAAGCATTCAATTGCAAAGTAGATTGGTTTCACCAATCGCAAAATAAACAGGTAAGAATTTTTACAAACTCAGCTAAGGTTAATATGCTTGTGCATATGCCTGTAGGTTGGGAAAAGAGATGGCCCAAATTCCATAAACATATTACGTCCTATACAGCAAAAGGAAACAATGCTAATGATGATGCAGAAGATGCGTTGACGGGAGTTGTTGAAGGCTTTGGTGACAATATGGTTAAGAAATTGGATCAATCAGTTATTTCAAGTTTCGGATAAATGGAAAAACAAAAGAAATCAACGGCAACGATCGAGCCGAAGGTAATAGCGGAATTGGGTAGGGGTCCTGCAGTTGCTTATGATGCAAGCGCAGAAATTGATATTACCAAGCATAAGATTTACGACGAGGGGGCACGTCCTAAGAAGCTGGTAAAGAAAGACGGGCAATCGCGTTACATAGATCCGGCACGACTTCCAATGGCATTACAGGATATCATCGTCACTCGCAGGGTTGCGTTCATGAACCTGGGTAAGGTGAAGTTATTTGCAGAGCCTAACGGACAGCAAGAGGAGCGCGCGTTCTCATTGTTACAACGCCTTCGAGACAACAACAAAGTAGCCTTCAAGGAAAGCGAGATTTGCGATATCCTAAATAGGGAATTGCAATGTGCTAAGTTGTGGTATTCCACCGATTCGGAAGACGCAAGCCATTGGGGAGGGTTCTCAACTGTGAAGAAGGACTTCAAGATGCAGGTACTGTCACCAAGCCGTGGTGATACTTTATTGCCCGTGTTCGATAATACAGGAAACCTGATCTATTTCGGTAGACAGTACAAGCGAAGCAAGAGCATTGATGAAATCCTTGCGCAGCCGGAAGGGGAGAAGGAGGTTGAATGTTTTGATATTTATTCTTCAACTCAGCTGGCGAAGTTTGAACGCGCGGAAAGCGATTGGTCGCCGGTGGAGGTCATTCCACTTCCATACGGAAAGATACCGGTTATATACTACTCACGGCAGAAGCCGATTTGGGCTAACGTTCAACCATTGATCGAGCGATTGGAAACGGTCCTGTCAAACTTTGCAGATACAAACGATTACCACGCTTCGCCGACCCTTGTGTTTAAGAACGTGAAGGATGCTAAAGCTCAGGAGAAAGGCGAGAACGGAAAAGCTGTATTGATAGAGGGCGATAACGCTAATGTGGAGTACGTAACGTGGGACCATTCGGTGCAGGCTGTGGAATTAGAAATGAACACGCTGATCAATGCAATATACTCCTTGACACAGACTCCTAATATAAGTTTCGAGGAAATGAAGTCACTGGGTGACCTTAGCGGAGTGGCTTTTGATCGTGTGTTTATCGACGCGCACCTTGCTTCACGCAGGGAGATTGAAGGTGGCTACGGTGAGCTTATCCAACGAGGGATCAACCTTGAAATGGCATTACTTGCGACAATGGACACAACATTGCGTGGTGCTTTTTCCACTCTGTCTGTGACGTTCGAAGCTCCGCACTTTAAGTTGGATGATCTGGACGCGGATGTTTCGTTGGCGCTGCGCGCGTACGAAGGCGGTCTGATCTCACGAGCCACTGCTATCGGGATGTCGGGGCTTGTAACAAACGTGGAGGATGAGGAGAAAAGGATTGATGGGGAGAAGGAGAAGGGAGGAGACCCTTCCCTTTATAACTCATAAAGTTTATTGTTTTTAATTTAGGCTAGAGAAGTTTTTTTGATGTCACCCTTACTTTTATATCTGCATCCTCTAAGTTGCTAATCCAATCTTTAAGTTTATCATTAATATCGTGAACGAACCTAAAAATAGCTTGATATTCTTTTGGATTGTAATTCTCCTCAAACTCTTTTGACTCTATTAATTCATACATAATTTCGGCTGTCCTGATTTTCATTGTATCGTTACCTATGTTTTTGGTTTGTTCGTTAATTTTGTTTGTTAGTTCGTTTAACGAATCTTCAATATCTTTTGATAACATTAAAAATATCATACTAAAGTTTTCGTTGCTTTTATTATAATCATCGATCTCATATTTATAGGTCTTTTCGAGGTATTTCAAAATGTCTTCACCATTTTTGCACGAATCCAAATCGACAAATTGTCTAATGAAGTAGTTGTGAGCGAAAAGATTTCTTATCTCAGCCAATTTTATAAATTTGCCTTTTTCTTCTTTTGATATAGCCTCGAAGTCAGTTAAAAGATATATTTTAGATATAAAACTTAAAGCGTTTCCAGTATTTCCGAAAGAGATCGCTTCTTTCATATTTAATCCTACAGCCGTTTTTAAGATTGAATTAACATAGGACTCTACTTGCGTAGAGATGTGCATTACGAGATTTCGATCTTCTGAAATATTATCGTAATCAAATTTTAGGTATTTGCTAATCTTAGTTTCCATAATTCATAATCGTTTGGTCACCCTAAAATACCACTGCTACTTCATAAAACCAAAATCGTTTACTCTCCTTCAGCTGTAGTTTAAAAAGTTTACAATAAAGTTTGTATAGTTTAATATGTTTGTTACATTTGTTCATCCCCACCAGCGAGGAGCGAACCCTGCGAAAGGGGGATGGGGTTGAAGTAAACACACACAGTTATGGAACGAGGAAAATATATCGGCATCACAAATCTAAAGGGTGAGAAAATTCATGAAGGTGATATCGTCAAAATAAGTAGCCGTGGTTTTGATTTTAAAGCGATTGTTTTAGCGAATCAGGATTTAGAGCCATATGATGAAGAGTCAAAGAAGTGGGATCACATGCTTTATTCTCCATATTGGGAGGAATGCGAGATTTTAGGGAGTATTTACGACAAGGAGGACTAACCATGCCAAACACCGCAAAGCAACGCTTCATAGTAGAAGAAGCAAACGGAATATACAAGGTATATGATACCGTAAAATTAGTTTACATCACTAAGGATTGTCCTAAAGATGTAGCCTATGAAATAGCAGAGGATTTTGAGAAAATGACAAAGGGAGACATGACGCCATTATTTAAAATCAATGAATAACACCGCAAAGCAAGAATCTATACGCAGGGCGTATGGTGACTTATACGAGCCGATTGACAAAGTAATGTTTACCAACCCACATGAAAAGTGGTACAAACAATGGCTTGATACTGGTAAGTTTTATTACAACTTTATCCCTGAAGAAATTAGGATTAAACTTTCACAACTTGAAACTGATAATCTTGATGGCTTTTGTTGGTTAAAATCCCTACAAGGCATCGACACAAACAACGGGTGGATAAGGATAGAGAGTGACGAGGATTTGCCGAAGGAACCTATAGAGTGTTGGTTTATCCACTATGAAACAATATACAGTGGTGCATTTGCTGGTAGAATGTTTGCAAGCGGTTCTATCTTATCTGGATGGAAAGCTGTTAGTCACTTTCGCCCCATTGTAAAACCCGAAAAGCCTATATACTAGGCAAGTTCTTTGACGATAAAAAGCAAGGTGGCGGAATTAGACGCACGAGAAGGAGGAAGTAGGACTACAAACGCCTTAGTAGGTTGCCTCACAAGCAGTAGGTGAAATAGTGGTGCAATGCAGCTTTCAATCCCGCCCTTGCTTAAAAGATATATCACTCCGCGTTTTGTGATAGCTGTTGTAGGCGGATAGCGCAGCTCCTAAACATCTTAAGGTTATCGCGGGCAGAAACAATTTGCTCAGAAGGATGAAAATACAATAGTGACAGCCGGAAAGACGGCTTTTTAAATCGTTCATAATTTAGGTTTATAATTGGTTTGGTGCTGGTGGTCGTGAGATAGCCAGCATTATTTTGGAAAGGTGGCGCAATGGTAGACGCTCAGACGAGAATCCAGCCGTTAATTTAGTGAAGGTATACCAAGTAGCTAAATTCGATGCAGAATAAGTCGATAGTTCTAGGTTCGAGTCCTAGTCTTTCCACGATACTTAACACAGTGGCTTTGTGTTGAAATTGTAGGATAACGTGCCCATCAGCTTACTATCATTAAATTGATTAAGCAGTAAATGACAAAAGAAAGCCCTACTGGAAGGAAAGTCCGCAACTAAACCTGCTTAGCATTTGAAACGTAAACGCATATGTCGCATTTGGCTGGGTGACTACGGGATATACAACCGTGTTAGAGGAGGTAGGTTCGATTCCTGCATGCGGCTCAACGCAACAGAGAGCGAGGTTCTTGGTTCTTTAAAGTAATGATCTGGAAGAGGGCGATATATAGCATTGCTGGTACTCTTGAAAAAAGTTGATTGTTCTCGGTTAGTGGAGGGTGATCGTAAAATTATAGCACTAATGGTTTTCAGATTATGAAATAAAGAATTAGCAGCAAAGGACCTCAAAGAATTTAAGACAGCTGGATAGACAGCGAATAGTTCATTAAATTATTAACTCAATTAACCATTTACGAAATGAAAAGATTTGTAGTAATTGCGATGATCGGATTATTTTCTGTTATGATGGTTGGCACGGTATACTCTTCATTTAATGAGAAAGTACCCATTGAGCTGCAAAAGGATAATAGCCCGCAAATCGTAGCTATTCTTGACGCGGTAACACCTAGCGTTGCTCCTAAGTACGGCAAAATGGTAACTGTTCTTTCAGAAGATGTAACTCTATAAGGTTACAAATCTGATATCACAGCAAAAGCCAACTCACCGCCTAGCATTAGCAAATTATAGGTGTGTGATAAGAGAAATTATAAATAAGCCTATCTGTGAAGCGTAGGCTTATTTAGAAATTAAGATGAAATTATTTTAGACTTCATCAAAAAAAGCATCGGAACCATTCCAAAGATGCGTATTACCGCAATGAGGACAGTTGATTGAATTGTTTGTAAATCCGCTAAGATCCATTCCTTTAGGAAGATCCATACCAGTAAATAAGGCCTTGCCAGTTACTGGACATTTAATAAGTAGTTTTGCCATTGGAAAAAATTGATTAATAATGTAATTTATAAAATTTTATTAAATATTCATAATTAACTGTTGCTAAGCATCTTAATGATTTTTTAATTACAACTAAAGCAGGATACTCCAAAGTATGTTCTTTATACCTGCTTGAACTTGGAGAGATGGCGGAAATTGGTAGACGCAACCTACGGGAGTACCGAGGCACCGGATAAAATAGTGCTGTTCCCTGTTCGAATCCTGTTCTCTCCACTCGTATAATTGGTTTGGTTAGACCCCCCAACCTAGGGCAGTGAGGGGGATTATTAAAAAACACAGTAGTAAGTTAAATAAAATGGAAAACGAAGGAGTACAAAAGCAAATTAAAGGGATGAGTGACAAACAGCTTGTTTACACCTCCTTGGAGTCATTACAAAAACTAACCAATTGTGTCGAAACAGTAGGCAAGCCACATAGCTCAACGATTGGTGCTGCGACATTGATCTTAAACGAGTTGTTATTAAGATTTGGCGAAAAAATAACGGTGAAGTAACCATGACAGCACTAATACTAACAACATTCGCTATCGCATTGCTGCTTGCAGTCACCGACGATACACCAACACCTAATAATTTTTAACCCTGCAAGGATGAAACGCTTATTAACACTCACCCTTCTCGCCTCCATGCTCACCGCGCAGGGATGCACCGACAAAGACGACCCGAAGCCTTGTAAGGAACGCAAGCATATTGATGAGCAACGTGGGCCTGGATTACCGAGGGTGAAGTTACATGTAAATATAGGCAGTTTAATGGTACGTGATTTCCATTGACAGAAATTAATTATTATTATTGAGCTATAAATTCAGTTATTACAATCTTTTATGATTAAAATAAGCACGAATAAAGTTTACGGCGTTTCCAATGAATTAATAGAAAGTTATATTGAGCGTCCGCATGTGGATAAGTTTTTTACAGAGGGTTTGCAGAAAAACAAGCATATCATCATTTATGGAGCTTCAAAACAAGGGAAAACTTCGTTGACAAATAAACACCTTCAAGAAAGTGACTACATTAAAGTTAACTGTTCCCCATCAGCAACGCTACTTGACATTTACGTCTCTATCGTAAGGCAATTAAATTTGGAAATGGTTGAGAGTAGAGAAATTTCCACAGATATTGGCGGCGAAACTTCATCTGGACTTAAAGCTAAGATTAAAGTTCCATTTTTAGGGGAAGTTGAGGGGGATGTTGGTGGAAAAGGTATGCTGTCAAAGGAAACAACAATCAGATACTCAACAATGACTTTTAATTTGGCTTTAGCCCAGGATTTGTCAGAACTGTTGAAGAGCGTTAAATTTGAAAGGCGAATAATTTTAGAGAATTTTCACTATTTGCGTGAGGAAATCCAAGCTATGTTGGCTATTGATCTAAGAATATTCGAAGATTATAATATTTTATTTATAATAGTCGGAATATGGAGAGAAAAAAACAAATTAGCTCAATATAATGGGGACTTAGTTGACAGAGTTATTGAAGTACCAGTGGAACCGTGGGAAAGAGATGACTTGAAAAAAATCGTTGATATAGGATTACCGCTTCTAAATGTCTCATTCGAAAATGTGGTCGAGGATATGATAGATTCCTGTTTCGACAGCGTTGGAGTGTTTCAAGAGATTTGTAAGGAATCTTGTTTGTGTGCCGGAGTGGCATCCACTATGGAGGACCTGGTTTATATCGAAAAAATTCATATAGAGCAAGCTATCGAAAAGAAGCTAGTTGATTACTCCAGTAGACATTTACGATGTTTAGAGAGTTTTGTTGAGCAGAAAGCGAAAAGTTCAGAAGACATTCCATTGTATATTCCATATTATTTCATCTCTATACTATTAAAGGAGGGTTTTGAAAATATTGTTGCTGGGCTCAAAAGAAAGGTGATACAAGAAAAAATTAAAGATATCCACCATCGGGCTAATGATGTAAGGCCATCAGACATGGGATACTTTCTTACTAATATTGTTCCGAATCAAGTTAAGAAAGGGATTTCTCCACCTATTTTCGACTACGATAACGGCACTAGCACAGTAAAAATTATTGATTCTACTTTTTATTTCTTCTTAAAAAATGCAGATAGAGATGAAGTTTTTGAGAATTTAACAAGGCCGATAGGAGTGTAGAAGACCGATTTGTTAAAAACCCGGCAAAAATAATAGTTGGATAGATCAAATATAACGTGCGATTCATTGGTGATGAACAAAATAAAAGCCCCTACCAATTAAGGAAGGGGCTTGAAATACTTTTAATATGATTATTTTTTTAATTTCTTTTTGCCTGAATTTGCAACCTTTTTAGCTGCAATATTGCCACTTGCTTGTTTTGGGACTTCCTCGTCTTTGATCTCTTCCAACTCGCCCTTGAAGAATTGAGGTGGGATATTTAATGTGCCAGTAACATTACCAAGATTAGATGATAAAGTTGCAATAAAAGCTCTTATGTACGGGAACATAATTGCTGGTGCGTTCATATTTATGAAACTTGATCTCATCTTCACGTCAGTAACGTTTATTAATTCGAAATTACCAACTGCAACCAAATTAAGATTAAATGCCCCTTCAACAGAAACATTAACATCTTGAATAATCATAAAGACATTTGGATTATTTTTAGGTATAAAAACTTTTGGAGTAATGTCCACGTCTATAACTTGTTCCTCCCTTAATAATTTTTCCGACTGAAAATTTACTAAAGGGAAATCTACGGAATTAAACTTAAGTTTAGTTTGTTGCTCTGTGCTCATAGTCTTTACGCAGCGAATTGATAACCACACATTGGATTAAAGTCGTCTGAATATTCTTTTGCTGTTTTCTCAATTAAATGGTCTTTGGTTTGAGTAATAATAAAATTTCTTGAATCAAAATCTGATAACGACCCTTCGCCAAAAGAGTTTAAAAAATTGTTGATTCTTCTATTTTTCAACCACAATGATAAGCTTTCTGATGTTTCTCTCTCTAGAGCCTCAGTAAGCTGATTTTCTAGCATTTTTAAATCTAACATCTCTTTTATATTTTAAATGTATTATGAAGTGCAAAATTAGAAATAATTTCGTGATTATACACTGCAATTTGAATTCGTTTTCGAAACGCTACAGTTCGAACTTTATTATACTTGTATTCTATTGGTTTAACCAAAGATCGTTCCGAATTTATAGGTAAATCTTGAAATTGTATGCATTCTACTTGAGGCCACACATTTTTATCTCTAATATAATCATTTAATTCTTTTAATGTAGGTTTTTCTTTAGTTAGATTAGTAATCGCTTTGGCAATCGTTTCTAATTGATTCATCCAAAAGTAATAGTGCTCTTCATTAAAAACAGTATCCAAACAATTTTCTAATTCAATTTCACAGTTATAAACCTCGAAATATCCTGTCCTCTTTTTAGAATTGCGCCCCCAATCATGAGCATCTAACTCCTCTTTCCAAAAATAATACGCTTCCCCTAACCAAGCATCGTCTCTAATACATTTTATAGGGAAAGTTAAAGCCTTTTTCCTACGTTCTTGTGTATGATATACTACCACTAGATTAATTTGGTTTAATAATTTTGAAGTAAAACTAATATAATTTTACAAATTAACAAATTTACAAAAAAAAATCCCTACACCTGGGTGATGTAAGCTCACCCCACCTCATAAGTAACCACATAATGCAGGTTTTCACCATCGAATCCGAAGTGGAAGCCGTCTTCTAGGTCGTGATCAACATAGTGCAGCGCTGGATAGCCATACTCTTTCTTTAAAGTTTCAGCTATACCTTCTATCTTTCTATGTACATATAAGAACCCATCCTCATCATCCATGATGCATTTGGGTATTGTCAGTGTGGATGTAATTGTTTGTCTCATATCGTAGAGATAACAATTATAGGAGGTGTTTTGTTGGGTTTGTCTTAGCGTTTATTCAACTTCATAAACCACTTTAATGGCGTAGGTATCATCGTCTATTTGCTGATTGAATAACTCATGGCGCACATACTCGACAGTAGAATAATCGCCTTGCTCCTCTAACGCATCCCCGATTTCCTGAATATGTTTTTGAGTAAGCGCATCACCATCTGGTCCTTCGACAACATTACGAGGGATAGTTAGGCTGCAGGTTATTGACTTTTTTATTTTTGGTTCCTTTTCTTCAAATCATTCACCAATTTCGCAGCTCTAACTTCAAAAATAAACTCTCGTTTGAACTTACTGCCATTTTCATCCTCGAACGCTAGTACAAGCTTTTCTGTCAGAAACGTTTTGTCAGTCTTGTACGCTTTATGCGCCTGCCTGGAGCTGAATATAGGATTAAAATCATTATTACGCTCTCTGCTGTACAATTTCAAACTAGCTCTGGCTCCCGGCGCAATCTTTGTCTTCTTAACTTCAAGGTTTAAATCTTTGATGTAAGTCTCGCCGGGTACAACATCGGAAGTTTCGCCGTCGAGTATGAAGTAAGATTTGTTAAAATCGACATATAGCATACCGGAAGTTTTATTGTTGATCTCAAGAATAAAGTTTTTAGGCTCAAACCATCCGCTGGTTATTTTTAAAGTATCGTCTTCCATAGCAAACGACTCTGGGTCTTGTCCGTTTATATTGACATAAATATCAACAAACTTTTTCCCGTATTCCTGAGCGCTTGCAGAAAGGGACAGCAGAATAGTAAGTATCACAAATAGTACTTTCATAATCTTTCGTTTGGTATCACGAATGTATGAAAAATATTTAATCCATATACTTCAGCGAAGACATTTCCATGAGCCACAGTTATTAATACAAGTTGTTTCCCCTCCCTCATACAACCTCTTTATTGTATCATGATATATCATAATATTTATATTTGTTTGTAAAATATTTGGGCATAAACTACCCCGACCGGCCAGTTGGGATGGGCTATTACTAAAAAAATTAAGAACGGATGAATATCAAAGAATCAATCAAGAAACTACTTCAGACAAAGTTTGGGGGCGTGGTACTTTCAGATGCAAGGATTGAACAGTTTGCGAAGGGATTGGCAAACGTGAAGGATGAAGCGGAGTTGGAAGCACAGTTGAACGTGGTTAACCTGGTTACACCATTTTCTGGGATGAAGAGTGATGATGATCGCTACAGAACAGCGCAATCGGAATTGGAGAAGTTGAAAAAACCAACGCCAGCGCCAGTGCCGACGCCAGAACCGACACCCGATCCAGCACCAGCACAAGGGGTTAGCATTGAGGATATCAACAAGGTAATTTCCTCGGCGCTCAAACCTCTTGCGGATAGTGTGGCAGGGTTACAGGGGCAAAAGTTAGTAACCGATCGCAAAACAGCAATCCTAGCAAAATTGGATGGAGCAAGTGATGATTACAAAGCGAAAGTAGTACGTGACTTCGGTTACATGAATTTCGCAGACGATAACGCATTCGGGGAATTCCTCGGACACGTAGAATCGGATTACGCTGCTCACGTTCAGACACAGGCTGAAAGTTCATTGGGGAAAGATGCACCGTTCGCGGGGATTTCAGATGCTAAAGGACAAGTATCTGATGCAACAGTGGACAGTATTGTAAGTAATTTATAAAACATGCCAGTAGCAAATTTAAACAGAGAAGGAAAAGAGATTTCTAACGGCAACGATGGTATCGTTATCGTAGAATATTTGGAAGGGGTACCTGGCGGAAGAACGCTTGACGTTACAGGTTTTACTCCGGCGACAATTCCTGCAGGACATATCCTTATTAAGGATGCGTCCGGGAATTACAAACCAATGCCTGTAAGCGGAACGGCTTACGCGGCTTTACCTGAGGACCATACCTATGCAGGTGTATTGGTAGCAACCATTCAGACTGCACAACCATTTGCAGGTATTATGGTAAGAGGGACAGTTAATCCAGCGGCTTCGGCATATACCATCGCTTCAATTTTAACAGCGGTAAAAACAGCGTTGCCATTAATCCGATTTGAGCAAGACTAAGTAGAGAATGGAAAAATCATTATTTAAAGAATGGGTAGATAAGCTTTGGAAGCCTATTGCCGATAAAATCGTTTCACTTGTAAATGGTAAAAAGGATGATCCTACTTACCTACACAAAACGATGTTAAAAAAAGATTTCTCTACCAATCTTAAGTGGGAAAATCTTTCAAGTAATGGAACAATCGTAGCGGCTGACGTTGTTGCGATGGATTCGCCATTACCATTAAAAAAGCGTGATACTATCACTTTGGGGAGTGGGGATATCCCAAAACTAGGGATGAAGCTTGCCCTTAATGAAAGAACGATGACTGACCTAAATATTCTTAGAAATATGAAGGGACAACAAGAGTCTTTCATTAGCAAGTTATTCGCAGACACCAAGAAAGCAATTTATGGTGTGTATGAGCAAGCGGAAAATATTTTCTTGCAAGCTCTATCAAGCGGTATTGCATTGGTTCCTGATGCCAATAATGTTGGCACGGGTATCAGAGTGGATTACGGAGTACCAACCACCAATAAATTTGGAGTATCGGTGCTATGGTCTGACCCAGCAACCGCGAAACCTATAACGGATTTTGAACGAGTTTTTGACAAGGCTTCGAACGACGGAAATAACATCACTGTTATCTACATGGATAAGACAGCTTTCAATAACTTCAAAAAATCCAATCAGGTTTTGCAATTGTTTGCTGCAAACATCGGTTTCGCTGGCGCAAGTATTCCTGTGCCTACCTTGAAACAGGTTAATGAGGCGTTGAATGAAAATTACGGTGTTTCTATTAAGGTTATCGACCGTGCCGTGAGATTTGAAAAGAACGGCGTTCAAACTGCGATTAAACCTTGGGTAGATGGTGCTGTAACATTCCTGACGAATGAACAAGTAGGCCGCTTGGTTTACGGTCAATTAGCGGAGGAAGTTCATCCAGCAAAGCAAGTAGATTACCAAAAAGTTGATGGATACATCTTGTTATCCAAATACCATAAGGTAGACCCATTAGCAGAGTTCACAAGCTCTCAAGCTTTGGTGTTACCTGTATTGGATGATCCAGATTCCATTTATTTATTGAACTCTAAAGAAGTCCAAGCATAATGGCAGAAGATAAGAAAGAGGTTAAAGGAGCGGCTGCCGCTGCTCCAACTCCTTCACAAGGTGAGGGAACTCAGGCAGAATTAGTCAATCATGTTGTGACCGAATCAGATTTGAAACATAATCCTGAATTGGCAAAAAACAATATCAAGGTTGGAGATACGGTTCAATTACCTGCCGACGTCAAAGAAAAAGCTGATTCCCGTGCAAAAGCGGAAACAGAAGCAGCTGCTAAGGCTAAAAAGGCTGAAGAGAAAGCGTCAAAAGCATCACGCAAATATGTTGTGGTTTCTCCATTTGCCGACAAAGACAACTTCGGTAAGAAATGGGAAGAAGGCGACGATGTTTCACATTTTGACGAGGATCGTTTAAAGAGTTGTATCGAACGAGGATTAGTGAAGAAGGCATAAAGATGAGTACAGTAAAGGAAGTCATAGTGTCAATGATGGGGTATAAGTTCCCAGATGCAACGGTCAATGAAATATTAGCAGAGCACGGTTTGTCGCCTAGCGAAACACGTGATACATCAATCGAAGAACAGACCAAAGCAATGGACTTAACGCGTGCGGATTTGATTGACTTCCTTGTACTTCAGTGGAAATCTAGAAAGGAGCTTGATTTTCAGTTCACCCAACAGGATGCAGATATTTTACTTGCAATTCGCAGGCGTATTCTGTGGAAATGGGGACTTGATGACACTCCGACGGAAAGTAGTTTCACCGACCTGAGCAATACGCATTAAATTATGATGTACATAGAAGGGCAATATCCTGATACCTTGATCCGTGAAGATGGCACTGAGTTACCATGTAGGTTTGTACCTAGAAACAGTGGCAGCGGATTAAGAAAAATGGTAGACGGGAAAGAAATCGAGGTTAATTATACGGTAGCAATGCCTGTAGATTCTCCAACGTTGCTTTTTCAAGAAGAAGTAACAGGAGTTGATAAGACAGGTTTTACAATGTCGTATAAGGTTCCGGTTGTATTGTTTCACCGAGGTGAGTTTCATTGTGTAGCATATTTGTAATGATCAGACTTGAACTAGATATGACACCACAGGAAATCGATTCGCTCTTAAAGGAGCAATACGATGAAATGGATAGACAGACGCTTGAAGCATTCAAACGAGTGCTACAAAGAGCACTGGAAATCCAAAGGGCAAAGATTCGTGCGGATGGTGGTTATAACGACGATACAGGTCAATTGCGTTCTTCTACAGGTGGAATAATCTACAGAGATGGAAAGGTGTTGTTTGAGGACTTCAAGTTGGCTCCTTATGGAACTGATAAAACACCTGGTCTTGATACGGGCAGGAAGTTAGCGCTAGCGGAATTGCGTGAAAGCAAGGGATGGGGAATAACCATCGTTGCAGGAATGGAATACGCTAGTTGGGTGGAAAGTAGGCACGGACTTTCCGTGATTACGGATGCAAGCAAAGAGGTAGAGAAAACATTGGACCAGGCATTTAACGATGTAGCAGTGTAGGCATATGAAAAAATCTTTAAAGACTTCATTTGATGCGCAGGCGGATGTAAAAGTATTGCTAGATGCAACTGCATTACCGGCAATGATAACAGGTCAGATTCGCCATAACATGCGAATGCTGAATAGCAATAATGAGGATATAATTATCAATACCCTTTATTGGGATGGTGATCAGTCCCAGTCGGGAATCATCAATGTGAATATTCATGTGCCATACCTAAAGGGGCAGACAGGTGAAGGTGGTTCTACAATGGACAAGACCCAGCCTAACATCCCACGATTCTTGGAACTCGCGGCGATTGCGGTCCCTGTGCTAGATTTCCATAATGGCTTTGATTTCTCCTTGCGTCTTCGTAATCCTGGGAAACTTGAAAACTTCGGCAATGATTGGATTTACAATATCCAAGTTGATTACAATTACTTGAGAATAGATATTTAACTGCAATTGCGGTACGGTGGCGACTTTACGCATTAGGATTAGTAACAAAATTTGAACGAGGAGGCAACCTCGTGTAAAACTCTAACAAAGAATATTATGTTTCCAGTTAAAGGAATTGAAAGCATTGAATTTGCACCTGTAGGGGCAAATGGAACCTTGCCATCAACCGGATGGGTAAAGGTGACCGATATCGAAATGGGGTCGGTATCAATCGACATCCCCGAAGCAACTCGGACGAAAGTTAAAGTGGAGGATAAGCCGGGAGTTTGGGCTGTGATTGCAGAAGAAGGTGACGGTGCGACGGTGACGTTAAAATCATTAAACTTGGAGCCAGTTGCAGCGGATTTGCTTTTCAAAGGGCTGACCACTTCGACCTCAACAAATAAATTTGAAGCTCCTATTGATGGCGCTACGAATGTACAGTTAGCTTTCCGATTGACTACCAAACCGCGTATGGGCAACAAAATGGTTTTCGTGATCTTGAATGGGGCGGTTACTGCAAACTTGCAGAACACTATCACAAAAGATGGGGCAGACTTCCTAGCTATTGGTGCCACTGTTGAAGCTACTGCGGTTACTAACGCAGAGGGTGTAGCATTAGCTCCATGGTATTACGAAAAAACTCCAGTGGCATAGCGACGTGGGGCGCAAAAACATAACCCCGAACGCCATCTTTTCATAAGGTTAGTTGGCTAGTAGGGGTTTATTTATCAAAATCGTTTTAGGATTCAACAACCTTTATGAAACAAAAAGAAATTGCCGATGTACTTACGGACACGCCGACAGAGATTGGTACGGTCCGTATAAGCTACGGAGGTTGGATAGGTCGCAAAATAGGATTGAAGCGAAAAGCTACGCTCACCGTGGCAGGTCAACCAAATGGAAAGGTTGAGCTTATCGGAGCAGAGCTGTTTGCGATGTTGGGGGAGGACGCTCTAAAGAAGCTTAACCAGACTGACCAAATCAATTTATTGCTCAAGAGCAACGTCACTCCGATCGTGAATATTATCGCACTAGCAGTTTGCCGTGGTGATAAAATGCCGTCGCGTGAACTTGTTAACGCGATCAGGTTCAGCTTTACTATGGAACAATTGGAAATTGCATTTTATGAAGTCTACCGGAGGTTAGACTTAAAGGCTTTTTTCGGCATTATGGGTTTCGCCAAGAGTCTGCAGCTAAACCTTTTCCAGGATCAAGAAGCCCCTTCGCAAGAATCATAAATATGGCAATTGCGAGCAAAGGATGGAGCGAACATGAACTATTGTGGGAAATTCCTTTCCAGAAACTTGTCCTGTACAGCCTTTGTATTCCAACTTACGAGAGTGGCGGAAAGCAAGTTAGTGGCGAGGAAATTGATGCCTTTGATTTTTTCGAAAAACTATAGTTTGCAGGTTGTTTCTCATGAGGGAAACAACGTATTTATCATATCGTAACATATCAAAATATATATCTTTGAGTATTAGTGAAAACCAAATTTCACAGCTTTTGAGAAGGTATGGATTTACGGTATAAAGTTGTTGTTGATGATGCAGAAGCCCGCAGGAAACTCGCGGAATTGCTGAAGGGGACTGGTGTAAATTCGCCATTCTCTGGCATGTCTGAGGACGCTAAGAAAGCGACCGCTAGTATCGACGAAGTGAGGGGGGCGCAAGTTCGACTCAAAGAGTCGCATGCGGCGTCGGCCATGGCGCTAAAACAATACCGTGAAGAGCTGACAGCTCAAAAAAAGG